CTCAGAATTGCAAACAGGGCGCTAAATAAAAAAAAAGAACATTATTACGGGCGATGGGTGGAATTTGGGCACTGGACAAAAAAAATAAAAGGCACAAACAAAAGAAATTGGGTGCCCGGCTACTTCATGAAAACGTTAACAGAAGAAGAATTTAAAACGCGAGATTATAGTGGCTATTTTACAAAATTGCTTAGGGAGTATTTGTTTGATGGTGAGTGATATAATTAAGGCAATAAGTAATAAGTTATATACTGAGTTTGGGCACGAGGTATATATAAATAAAGTGCCGCGCGATGTTGATAAAGATGGCTTTTGTATAAAATGTTTGTCTAGTAAAATAAAAGCACAGCTGCCACCACGATACTTTGAAAGAAATTTATTTGATATTTTTAGTATAGTCGAGTCACAAGAAGAGGCTTATAGTCTTATAGAAAAATTGTTTGATGATCTGGAATATGTTAGAATGTTAAACGGGGATTTAATCCGTGGGACGGATATGCATGCGGAGATAGAGGATGGCGTATTGCATTTTTTTGTCAACTATAATTTGTTTTTGGTAAAGAAGTATGATATAATTGACAAAGAAAAGATGGAATTTTTGGAAGCATTAATAAACCCAAAAGATAAAATTTAAAATTGGAGGCTGGTTATATTGGCATTGGGTGGAGGAACGTTTATAACGATAGGAGAAAAGAAACTGCCCGGGAGTTACATAAATTTTGTATCAGCAAGCCGTGCAACACTGGCATTAAGTGAAAGAGGTTATGCGGCTGTGCCGTTGGTGTTAGACTGGGGAGAAACGGACAAAGTTTTAGAGCTTACTGTGGATAAGTTCAAAAAAGAGGCTTTTACGCTTTTTGGTTATAATTACTCGGCTGATGAATTAAGGCCAATAAGAGAATTATTTTTAAACGCAAAGATGCTTTTTATCTACCGTTTGGGTAGTGATGGCATAAAAGCGTCTGGGAGTTTAGCAACGGCTAAATATCCTGGTACTTTAGGAAATAAAATAAAAATAATCACGACTGCGATAATTGACGACGAAACAACTACGGGCTACAAAGTACAGACTTTTTTGGGTAGCGAACTTATCGATACTCAAGAAGTTAGTGGAGCAACGGCAAAAACAGACGCGCTAGAAAATAATAATTTTGTTGACTGGATAGAAGATGTAAGCTTGGCAGCGGGTACAGTTAGTCTGAGCGGCGGAACAAATGGGACAGCAAACAGCTCGGCGTATGAGGCTTTTTTGACAGCAATAGAAGCGTATTCTTTTAATAGTATTTGTTATGCTGGCACAGATGCGGGTATAAAGGCGTTATTTGCTAATTTTACAAGGAGAATGCGCGATGAAATGGGAATAAAGTTTCAATGCGTTTTGTATAATTATTCGTCAGCTGATTATGAGGGCATTGTCTCGGTCGAAAATAGTATAAATAATGCTCAAAGCGGAGAAGCAGGAAACTTGGTTTATTGGGTGACAGGAGCAGTAGCCGGATGCGCTATAAATAAATCAAATACGAATAAGAAATATGACGGCGCCTATGACGTTAATGTTTCTTATACGCAGTCTCAGTTAGAGGACGCTTTAGACAATGGCAAATTTATTTTTCATAAGGTCGGTGACGAAGTGCGCGTATTAGAAGACATAAATACGCTTAAAACGTTTACTGATGAGAAAAGCGATGATTTTAAATATAATCAAACAGTGCGTATTATTGATCAGATAGGGAATGATATTGCAGCTATATTTAACGATCGATATTTAGGGCAAATCCCGAATGATGAGAGTGGGCGCGTTTCTTTGTGGAATGATATAATTAAACATCATAAAGAGCTCGAAGATATAAGAGCGATAGAAAATTTTAGTACTGAAGATGTGACGGTTGAACGCGGCCCAAATAAAAAATCAGTTGTCGTATATGACAAAATAACGCCCATAAATTGTATGTCGCAGTTATATATGATTTGTACTATCGAGTAAAGGAGGTTTAAATTAAAATGGCAAATGCAAAAATGAATGCAAAGGACGCAATATTTGCAGCTTTGGCAGAATGTTATGTAACAATAGACGGGACAAGATATAATTTTATGCAAGCGATAAATTTAGAGGCGCGCGTAAACAAAACAAAGGTTGAGGTGCCAATTTTAGGCCAAACAGGAAAAGGCCATAAGGCTACAGGCTGGAACGGAGAAGGAAACGCAACGTTTCACTTTAATACGTCGATATTTGCTAAAGCGATGGAAAAATATAAAGATACTGGCGAGGATTTGTATTTTGATATACAAGTAACTACAAATGATTCTACGTCAGCAGCTGGTACGCAAATAACGATTTTAAGATACTGTAATTTTGATAATGTTTTGTTGACAAAATTTGACGCGAGCGCAGATTATCTTGATTGTAATTTAGATTTTACGTTTGACGATTGGTCGATAGTGAAACCGTTTGATAATCTAGCCGGAATGTAAATAAAAAAAAACGTTGATAACGAGGTGATAATGTGGATTTAACGTATTTTTTAAAGCAAAATGCAGTACCCATGGAGAAGATCGAATATGTGGTTTCAGATAGATTTTTAGACAAAGATAAAAAACCGATTAAATGGGTGATAGCGCCTATAAACGCAAGATATGACGAAGAGCTAAAAAGGCAGTGTATGACCGCGACAGATATCGATTTAAATAAGTATGCCATTCTTTTGGCGGCAGCATGTACTGTATACCCGGATTTAAACGATGCGAAATTACAAGATTCTTATAGCGCGATGAATAGTACGGAGCTATTGCTATCTATGCTATTGCCTGGGGAATTGATAAGCTATGTTAATAAGATTAAAGGGCTTTGCGGATATGATAAGACAAGCGAAGATTTGAAAAGAGAAGCAAAAAACTGATAGAAGATGGTGATACAGAAGCAAATTATGCGTATTATGCTTTACATAAATTGCACATATTGCCATCTGTATTTTGTAACATGAGTAAGTACGAGAAGGCCTTTGTCATGGCAGCAATAGATATAAAGCTAAAGCATGACAAAAAAGAGGCTAAAAAACTAAAAAAAAGACATTAAGACGTTAACGTTTGTTAACGTTTTTTTATTAGGAGTTGATATTAATTAAAACATGGAAAATAAAAATATGAATGTCTTAACTACGGAATTAAGGGTGATAGACAGTTTTTCACAGACTTTTAATAAAGCGAGCCAATGGCTAAAAAAATTAAAATCACAGTTTATAGATCTTAACGAAATGACTTTTAAGGGCTTAGATTTTAAGCTTGACAGTGGCTTAAGCGATATAAAAGATTTGACAAAATGGATGATGGCAGTTTCATATGAGACTAAATTACTTGACATGAATTTAAAAAAACTTTCTGATATCGAGTTCAAGCCGGATAATTTTAATAGCTTAATAAATTTTTTAAGAGACTTAAAAGACGCTATGAAACAGCCCGAAGATAATAAAACAAATAATATTTCTTACTTGGCAGATTTAGTTAACGTGCTTAATAATCTTGATATGATTAATTTTGATGGTTATAAAATTACGCCGTTTATGGATTTTGCCAAATCCTTAAAAGCAATAATTGACGGTCTAGAGGCAAGCGATAGTAAAAAATTAAGCGATTTTGTTAATCAGTTAAAAAATATAGTTGATACAGCAAAAGAATTTGACGAGCTAGAAAATTTTAATAAGTTTTCGTTAAGTATGCACAGGTTTGCGAAGGCAATAGATTTGTTTAGCTATATTAGTTTAGATTATGATTTAGCCGTTTTTTCTAGGGCACAAAAATTTAATGAATACGCAAAAGAATATGAGGCGACAGACCCGTTTAATAAATTTGCTTTGGGTATACAAAAATTTTCATATGGTTTGAAAGCGTTAAAAGATATTAACGTTGATTCTACACTTGAGAAGTTTGAGCAATTAAATAAAATAAAGCTGGATTTTTTAGAAGTTCCTGAAAGTCTAAATAATTTTTCTGTTAGTATGCAAAGGCTCGGGAACGGCTTAAAGTGGCTTGAGAAAGTTAATTTAGAAAAAATAAATGGCGTATTTGAATCACTAAAAAAAATAGATTTTAAGGATCTTGAATTTGAGAAAATAAGTGAATTGGCTGGAGCATTAAAATTTTTAGACCGTGGATCAAAAAATATAACCAGTGGGTTAAATAATTCTATTGGCAATTTGAATAACGTATTAAATCGCAGCACTAATATATTTAATGAGCTTGGTGCGTCATTTAATAATTTATTTTATTTTGGTTTTAGACAGGCCATGAATTGGGCCAAAGAAATTTATAATTTGTGTAATAAGAGCATAAAAGAGTTTAGTTCTTATTTTTCGCAAGAAATAAAATTAAAATTAGTATTAGATAATAAATCTTTAGAAGGCTTTTTTGACGATATAGAAGACGTGGCAAAAGAGATAAGCAAAAAAAATATTTTGCCCCAAACCGGAATGATAGCAGCAGCAGCAGAATTTGCTAGATATTTTAAAGATGCTGAAGCTATAAAAAAGCTTTTAAGGGTTTTGCCCGATTATGCTTATGGGATGAGCGATGGCATAAAAAATCTCACGCCAAGCGAATTAAAAAACTATGCGCGAGATTTGGCAAAAATGAGTAACGAAATGTATTTTCAAATGACGCGGCGCGGGTTTAAAATTACGGAAAGCCAAAAAAATATATTAAAAGGCACGGCAACTGAGATCGAATTGGTTAAAGAGCTTGGCGCAAATTATAAAAATCTGACTGACGACATGATAAAAGCAGAAGTTATTCAGGATATAGTCGCCAACAATTGGGGCGGGCTTGCAGATGCAATAAACAAAACACTGCAATCTTTGGCTGACAGCATAAAACAAACTTTAGAAGGCTATAAAATTGATTTTGGAGAAGAAATTTCTGGCGGCTGGTCATTAATGCTTAACACACTAAAAGAGAGAATAGATGCTCTCAAAGACACGCCAAAGAAATTAGGCAAAATATTTAATGACGCATTTATAGCCGTTAATGATTTCTTTTTTAGCCCAGTAACTAAAGCATTATTTGACTTTGGAGAAGATTTTTTTAATTGTTTTCATGGATTAGAAAATATAGTTGCTATGAGTGCAAGTTTTCTTTGCGCAGCTTTTGGAACGGCCTTGGCTTTGGTGCATAACGTATTAGACGAAATAAAATCTTTTGGCATTACTGTTGGCCTGGTACTTAAAACGGTTTTTTTGGATATCACTTATCAATTTGGGAACGTTATAAAAATTATTTTAAACTCGTTTACTTGGGGGATAAACGGGATTATATTTTCTGTTAATTTATTAATTGACAAGCTGAGAGACATACCCATATTTTCAAAGATAATGCCCAAAAAAAATATAGGTTATCTAAATTATTTTGAGTACAAAAATAGTAAAGCTCTTTGGGGGCAACTAATTAACGACTTAAAAAAAGCTGATATATCATTGGATCCACGGACTGGCTTTAGCACGAAGCAGTTTAATCTTGCTGAGGTTTGGAACTATCTCGCAGACTCAACACAAAAATATTTTGAGAGCCGGCGCCAAGAAAAAACGGATATTAAAAATATAAAGGGCAATTATACCGGTGACGGCTATGATGAAGAGGACGAAAACGTATTAAAAGGCATTAAAGATGACACCGGCAAAATAGCAAATACGATAAGCGATGACTTTGCTTGGTTGCGAGAATTTGCCGAACAAGAAGCAATAAATAAATTCACGACATCTGAAATAAAAATCGAGATGACAAATAATAATAATGTCAATTCAGAATTGGATTTGGACGGAATAACAAATGAGCTAACAGAACAACTTAGAGACGCCATTAATAGAACAGTAAACGGATTTTATAGCTATTAAAATAAAACAAAAAAGCCGCTATTTAACGGCTTATTTTTTGATTTTAAAAATATGACGTCTAAAAGGCTCAAATTTGAATTTTATTTTTTTGACGTAAAAAATATCAAGTAAGATAAAGAAATTAAATTTAGACGTATTATCTTAGCGTTATAAACGTATTATAAATCAAAGATTAATATTAAGTTCTTGTTGTAGATCACCAAAAATACTTTTGACGGTAAAATAAACAATGACTTTATTTTTTAGCATTGAGAAAGAGAAATTTAATATTTCATTTATTCTCGAGTCCTGAATAAGTGCATCAGAAATTCTTTTTTGAATCTCAGGCAAAATATTTTTTGGCTCTTGACCAATCAAATCTTTTATCTCAAAACCATAATTCCAGTTGTAAATCAAATAATCATAACGCTCTATGTTCAAAATAAAATATATCGCCTGTTTTAAAGCGTCTATTTCGTCCGTGAAGCCCTTTAATTTATTTTTTTGATAAAATAATCGATAAGTATTAGAAGTTTGCTCTACGGGCTCAAAATCGCTTAGTTTTTCTATGTTGCTATTAGTTGGCAATAACAAAATTTAATCAGCTCCTAAAAATTTTTATATATTATTTTTGTTATAACACAATAAAAAAATATTGTTTAAAGATAAAGAAATCTAATCAAGCTAATGGCTTTTAGTTTAATTAAAAAATTTAAAAGTTAAAAAAACAAATAATAACGTCAAGCAATAATAGCACAAATTAATCTTTACAAAAAAATACCAAACATCGGATTATAAATCCTAGTTATGGTATTTTTTTTGTTATTTATGAGGTGCAAAAAATAGTTATTAATAAAAACTAGCCACGAGAAATAATGCGAGCAATTGGAATAGCTTTATGATCAAAGTAAACTTTAGAGCTGCCAGCTCTAGCGTCATTAACTAAAATCCAATTATCACCGTCTTCAAAATCTGCATTCGTTGGCGATAAACCCATATTCTCTGGGATATTAAAAGAAATTCCCAGAGGTGAAAAAACTTTTCTTTGTCGCGTATATAAAGTATCTTGGCCGCCGTTAGTCTTTGGGTCTCTATCCATTTCGTAAGGCACTTTAGCGCCAATATTTTCATAGTCAAAAGCACCATCGCCCAAAATATAAGTTGTGTATTTTAAATAACCTTCTGCGGTCATCTCGTAATAAGTTGCTATATCATCAACGTCAGGGTTTGTAACAGGTGTATACGTGGAGCCGCTCTTTGTGTAATAAGTTTTTGACGAATCTATAGCAACATCACTCGTTAAAGTATATTCTGCGTCCACTTCTTCGACTGGCATTGAATCATCGATCAAAACAGAACGACCGTTCCACGTTGCCATACTTAAATCTCTTTGTATACCATTTGGATCGGTATAAGTCAAATATTTGAGCAAAGATAAATTTTCGAGATTAGTAGCAATCTCAGAATGCATAATTACAAGCGTGAATTTGCCTTTGTTTGCCCCACAAGCCTTTTGTATAGCTTTGTTTAAAGTCGTACTGCCAACAAAATTGTTTGGGTTTCCTTGGCTATCATTTCCGGTTGCGGCCGTTATATCGAGTGTGTGTTCACTAACAAATTTTAAACTG